TGGTGGCACATACAGCAATTTAGCAATCTCAAGATAGCTTTTAAGCTGCTTTTCTTTCGTCCACGCAATGAACGCATCTAAGGTCTCTAGGGCGTTTTCTGTGTGGTGTTCTGAAAACGTCACAGCGTGTTTAGCTCTTAAGTTATTCATATGTTTACTCATAAGTTTTCCAACCTCACGTATATTCCAACTGTGTCAGCCCAGAATTTCTCAGTAATCTCACTAGCCACACGACTGTCATTGACGAAGAAGCCAAGTTCTTGCATACAGTCTTTAGGTAACTTCAATAGATTTTCCGTGTCTGGTTTAGTATGTTTGTATTGACCGTTAGTCGTACCTTTGATTTTTGGAAACAGCCATTTAGTCGTCAATCTCAACGGACCGTCCATAGGTTCATTAGGTGCATATGGCGCTAACAGTTCCATAAACATTGCCCGCGTTTCCTTTAGCTCGTCTGGCTCATAGAATTGTGGCTTACCATGTATAACACGAACTTTCTTTTGCTGGTGAGTGACTGTTGGAATTTTCTTCATTGGGATAAAGAATTCAATCATCTTTTACCTCTGTAATTTCGTATAAGTCATTATCCCACACACCAAGTGATCTCCAAGTGCTCTTAGAGTGCTTTATAATTTCTGGACTACATGCACGTCCGTAATGACTCCAACCGCCATTCTTTCCAAGATAAGAATTGGTTATCTTGTTCTTAGCTGTATACAACTTCTCTTTCTCAATTTCATAGCCGTAAATCCAAGCTTTAGCAAATGTTTCTGGATTGCAGACAATCCAAGTAGATACTTTATCCGGGGTTTCATCAGTCATTGCTTCATACAAATCAAAACCATTATATTCTGCACCTTGAATCCATGTATCAATATACTGTGGTACAACTGCCTTTTTTGGCTCGTCAATTTGCTTGATAATTTTCAAAGCATCCACCAATCCATCGCGTTTACCGTTTAAATAATCTAAACTTCCGCTACGCTTGCCATTTCTTTTTATTTCGTCTTTGATTTCTTCAATCGCTTCTTGTTTGTTCATATTTCCACCTCATTTTTCTACTTTTTGATTTATGACTGCTTTTGGTCATTCGCAGTCACGCGCTTGTCGAAAGTTGTTGGGAAATGATTTGGGCGTAGCTTAGTCGCCCAATCTTTCCTAACATTCGACTTTCACACATGCGAATCCAAAACACTCCCCAAACTTGGGGTTTACCCCGTGCTGTAGCTCACTTTTTTAATAAAAAACTGCTTAAAAGTGATTTTTTTACACGACATACATACATTACAGAAAACTGATTTTTCTACACGACATATATTGATGCTATAACATGCTATAGCTTAATAAAAAACTGCTTAAAAGTGATTTTTTTACATAGCACTTTTTATTGAAGTGTGTAGATTTTTTGCTAATTTATTTTGATGATATTCCCATTTTTTAGAACAAAATCTTCATGCTCTCTGACATATTTTTCGACAGTTCGTATTTTTACACCTGTCAAATTAGCAATGTCTTCTTTGGTGACTGGACCATCTGGGTTAAAATCTTTTTGAGTATTATACGCATCCTCTAATATTTGATTGCGTTCTTCCAAGTTTTGCTCAGCTGACTTACGACCTTCACGAGCTTTTTTAGCAGCTTTTTGCCAGTTCGGCTTGTCATCTTCCAACTGAATATCCGCAAGAACGCCCGTCGTATCCACATCATGCACTGGATAAGTAAACCACATGTTGACTGGTGGGAATTTCGCAAACTCACGAAGCGTCCCTTCAACACGCCATGCTGTGGCAATCTTGATAGATTCTTCGACTTGCTGGACTTCGTGCAAGTATGGCTTTCTGACCATGATGTCGTCAAGTGCTTTGTCAAAATGTTTACTCATCTGTGCGACACTTTGCAAGTCATCAAGTGTGATTTCATGCTGGTAATAGTCTAGGTTCTTTTCTTGGATAGCACGTTTAAACACGTCGCATTTCGCTTTGTCAGTACGTTGTTTAATCAGATTGTCGTTTAGTTCAAGTTCGACTAAGTCAATCAACGCGTCTGGATCACGAGCAAACACTCCCGAACCGCTAGCACGGTCCATTGATTTCTTGCCACCTTGAGCACCTTTTGAATGGTGGTGACAGTAAATCACACTACAACCTAGCTCAGTTGCTACTTTGTCAAACTGATTGGTAAAGTGTGCCATTTGGTCTGCGCTGTTTTCGTCACCTGTTAAAACTTTATAGATTGGATCAATGATAACAGCTTGATAATTCTTTTTAAGCGAACGTCTGATTAGCTTCGGCGCTAGTTTATCCATTGGAACGGTCTTACCACGCAAGTTCCAGACGTCAATGTTTTGGACGTTGTTTGATTGAAGTCCCATAGCTTCATACACATCTTTAAAACGGTGTAGCGCTGACGGTCTATCAAGTTCCAGATTGACATATAAGACGCGTCCTTGCTCACATTGCCAACCTAACCATTTGCTACCCTCTGCTATGGCAATTGATAATTCGATCAATGCGAACGATTTACCAGCTTTAGACGGACCAGCAATCAGCATTTTATGTCCTTGACGTAAGACACCGTGAATCAATTCTGGTGCTAAGTCTGGCATATCGTCCCAGCTGTCTAGCAGACCTTCAGGGTCTGGTAAATCATCATTTAAATCTTCGACCCACTGATACCATTCATCATAATTTGCTTTACCAATGTTGGTGTCAATCAAAAATTGCTTGTGTCCGTTTCGTGTCACACCAGGCATGCGACTTAAACGACTTGGATTGCGGTTTTGCGTATCAATATCAAGACCGTTCTTTTTACAGATTTGATAGATGTAATCTACGCGTTTGCGGTATTCTTGGTAATCTCTGGCATCTACTTTCACGACTGCGTGCAGTGATTTTTTACCAGAATGGACCAAAGTTGCAATTGGTAGTTCAAGCTCTTTAAATAGTGCATATTGCTTACCAATGTCTAACGTATCTGATTCAACGAGCGCGTAACGATAGTCTGTGACATTGTCATTTTTGACACCTTTACCGTCTAACGGATTGAATCGAATCCACGCACCTGCTTCTTCCTTGTAATCACCAAAGACAGCTCCAATGTCGTCAGGTGTCTTTTGCAATAACTGAATAAGTTCTCCAGCTGTTCTATCAAAGTTACCTTGCGTTGGTTTGTGAATCGTGCCATTGTCCGTCTCAATTGGATAGGTAGCAGTCACGTAGCCAACTAAATCTGTTGAATCAAACAGCGTTTCAAGATACTTGATTAATTCTTGTGCAGGTTGCCAGTTCAATGGTTCTCTGATTTCTTTCGACTCAATCCAGTTTTTATCTACGATTTGATAATCACGATCAATCGTATCTTCCCAATCTAATTCGTGAGAATCACCACGTCCATTTGAAGCAGGTTGCCAGCCATTATCTTTTGCTAATTGTGTGATTGTGGCTCCTGTTACAACACTACCTGCTTCTTCGTTGAAGGTTGTCCATTTCTTGAAGCATTCACCTTTTTTGTAACGTGTATCAGCTTGTGACCAATTATCCCAGTCCATTGCCGTATAGCCTTCGTGCTTTAAGGCCATACCGATTTGACACCATGTACTGTAATCCACCATGGCAGGATTGATATAATCCAGCAATGGTAGCAGGTCAAAATCTCTCTCTGCCATGTTTATCCTTTCTTATTTATTCTGGTTTAAATTCTGCTGGTCGAATACCACGAGGAACACGCCAACCGTTTGCAGCAATACGATTGATTAGGCTACTTGCGCTGTCAAATGTCCACATACCAACATTTTTAAAACCGTAACGTTCAAGCAATCGAATTTGCTTAGGTGTGGTTAGCCCTTCTGTTTGACGTTTCTTAAGTCTGTCTAACAATTTGCTAGCCTTGCCAAAGTTACCAATGTCATCCGTAAAGATACCAAACTTCTCTAATGCTTTTAACTGCTTGTCTGTTGGTGGTGTCATCTCAATTCCAAAGGCTGGCACGTAGTCTGCTAAGTCTTCAGCTTGGATAGACATTTCAAATTGCAACGGGTCAACTAGTCGACGTTTGCGCTTACGCATTTCTGACAACTGCTTAGCAAGTGCTTCTTCACGTTCAGCCACAACATCCTTGCTAGCTGTTTCTTCAGCTTCCAGCAATTCAAATTGTTGGTTAGTCTGCTCAGCCATGTTTTCGACCATCTTCTTAGCCACTTCAGGACTATCTGTGATTAAATGCGCTGGCCTACATAGCTCGTGACGTTCGGTGTGCCAAAGAAAATCTAAAATCAATAAATTATCTTTTCCTTCAGCTAAACGCGTTCCACGTCCAACCATTTGACTGTACAGTGCCCTGACTTTAGTCGGTCTTAATACCACTACACAGTCAACACTTGGGCAGTCCCAGCCTTCAGTTAGTAGCATGGAATTGCAAAGAACATTGTACTTACCTTCGTCAAAATCAGCTAAGACCTCTGCACGGTCTTCTGACTCACCATTAACTTCAGCAGAGATCGGAAGAGCACACGTCTGAACTCCAGTCACTTAGGCATCTCGTATGCC